AGTGTGAAGCTGGACAAACAGTTAGTACAAAAAATCCGGCAACTGCTACAGGCACAGGGTGCCAACATTGATTTGCTGTTCAACCCAGTTGAACTCAGAGCCAATCAACTCACTGACTTGCCAGCACTGTGCAAACGATACATTAATTCACGCATTAGTTCTGATTTTTCAAATCTGTTGGCAGATTTTGGTACATGGTTAGAAAAGAATGTAACGCCAAGAAAATACAACAACATCATTGAATATCTCAACAGTCCTACATCTAATGCACAGAGCATGAGTGCGGCATTCAGTATTTTCCTACTGCTGCATGATCTAAAGATGGACACACTACAGCAACTGGACAGACAACAACCAGGGCAAGAAGGTTGGGTAATGGCCACACAAGCAGGCCGTGCCAAACTAGTGAATAGATTTGCTTTCAGCGCAGCCAACCGAGCCAGAAATAACCCCCCAGCAAGCTGAATTTCTGCGTTTTGGATAAATAAAAGTAGGACCAATGAGTCCACATATCAAGGAGAAAAAAAATGGCAGTATTATTCCGCCCAAATGGTGATGCACAACAAGTATTTGCTCTAGACGTAGGCAATGGTGCACAAACCGGTAACATCGCACAGTACGGTGCTGACCTCGTACAAATGGCTGGTCCAAAGCTGGACTACTTTGCTGTAATTGTAAAAAACACCAGTGCTCAAGCTCGTGACCTGCGTAACGAGTGCGGTAACATCAATGACCCAGGTGCAGTTCAAACCATTAATCAGCAAGTTCAACAGACAGCTACAATCGCTTTCTACCAAGTTGAAAATGCAAGCAGTGGTCAGATCAGCTATGGTTTATACCCAGACGCAGCCTACACCTCAACAACTCTGCAGCAGGCTATTCAAGGCATTGGTGGTAATGGTAACATTCAAATCACCAATAGCAGCGGTCAAACTCGCGGCGTTGATGTCAGCGGTACCACAGCAACCGATGTTGGCTTCAAACTAGCACTTTCCTAATCCAAAAGATTGGGATCGTTCAAAGCCCGGAATTTTCCCGGGCTTTTTCATTGTCTTAAATATCTGCATGAAAACCTTTCCATCTTTTAAAATTCCAATGTACAACATTGAAAAGTGGGATAAACATGACCACTATGCAGCTAAATTAATAGATCTTTGTTATCAACTACAACGGGCCAAAGACGTGTCAAACATAGCCACACGAGCCAAACATGGATTATACGAAAGTGGATTTGATTTTTTAGCTAGAGAAGATGAATGCGTCAAAGAATTAAGAGAACACATACGCTCTAGTATCTTTCAAGCAGCCAATGATGCCAACAGGGAATACTGGTCAGCAGGCAGTAGGATTGGTGTTGATGTTCATGAATCCTGGTGTCATATTTCTCCTGGCAACGGTAGTTGGCATGACATGCACAATCATCCCAACAGTTCTTGGTCAGCAATTTACTATCTACGCTGCACAGAAGTCAGTGTACCGGATGCCAATGGTTGCAGTAGATTCTATAGTCCGTGGCAACCTGCTTACAGTGACATTGGCATGCAATGGAGCAGTGCAGTGGGATCTGTAGACGTGCCAGCAAGAGATGGTGAAATGGTGGTGTTCCCTAGTTTTTTAATGCACAGTGGACTGCCCTACTTTGGCAATGAAGATAGATTGTTGATTGCGGTAAACACAAGATTCATCAACGGTAACACCGACGCAGACTCTGAATCATGACCAGTGTAAAAACCATTTATGAAAGTCCTGACAACGGACTCACTGTGTATGAACGTAGATTTGGGTCATCCCAACGCACCTTGATCAAATCACCGTCTGAACCTAGTCTGAAACACGAGCTTAATCTCTGGCGTGATATTATCAAGGAAAGCAAGACCAATGCAGCTCTAGCAGACATGTTGGAAAAAACTAGATCTTTGTACTTTTTATCTAAAAATGAAAATTGAAGTTACCACAGCATTTGATTGCACACCCACTCTGGTCACAGGAAACTTTTCTAAAGACAGATTACCTATGAGTACCAAGCAAGGACTCATGGTTCAAAATCACATCGAGTGGGCTCATGCTCGAAATCAGCAACGTAACTGGGAAACCATGCTACAGCTGATGCAGCTTAGAAGTCACATTGTAGCCTACAGCGAGCCCCAGCGCGACGCACACACAAATCTGTGGAAATTTGAGTTTGAAATTGAACGCCCAGAGGTATATCAAAATGGCACAGATCCCTTGGGATGTTTGTTAGATGATTGTGCCAATGTGCCTATTGTGATTAAACTAACCGAAAGCGACGGCTGCGCCAACACAATTTATGTCAAAGGTCCAGAACAGAATGTTTGGTTCCAAATTCTTGATAAATAATCAATCAGGAAACGCTATGAGCCAACCATCAGAAATAGAAAAAAAGAGTCTTGAGGCCCATGTTGAACTATGTGCAGAACGCTACAAGTTTTTACACGATCAAATCAAGGATGTAACCGCTAAAGTAGGCAATCTTCACGAGGTTATAACCAACATGGATGCCAAGCTAGACGAGGTGGTATCAAAACGCAATGACCAGTTACTGGCCTGGGGTGTTGGTATAATTGGATTCTTACTGGCAACAGTGGCATGGCTAATAAAAAATTACATGCTGGTGTAAATTTAGATCAACTGGTAAATTTTGCCAAGCTAGAACTGCAAAATTTATCCGACGATTTGATTCTTAGAACCCAACGGGGCTATCAAGCATTTAAGGCTTATGATATTACATGCGAGAATCACGTATACACAGTTTACAAACACGGCGATCAACAAGCACAATTTGGTAGTACAAAATCAGCTCTAGCCTACTGCATAGCTGATAAAAATAGGAATTTCAATTTAGCCAGGGAAATACAGCAACTTGATCAACAGTTGGTTAACTACGATAAAAGCATACAACCAAGACAGAATCTTGAACAGCGCAGCAAAGGACAAAGAGCTGAAATATTGAAAAGCAAGATTCAGCATCGTAAACAACAACGATACATTGTCAAACGCGAATTAGAAAAATGCGTTAATTTGGCTAAATATTTACAACTTAGAGGATTTCAGAATGATACTCAATGAATTTGCCACTATGGCACCCGAAAAGCAAGTAGCTAAGATTTTTGAAAGCTATTTTGATCAAAAATTTGATGTTGCTAATCTTGACCCAGCCGGCGCACGTCGTATGCTAGGTCGCGTAAGCCACACTCTTGCTGAACATCGTGCTACCAGTGCTGTACACGGCAGCGAGCACAGTGCAGCTTATCTCAAGCTGGTTATGATGGAACAGGCTCTGCGTTTGCATCTTGATTCCTTTAACAATGCAACTCGTGCTATTCTTGAAGACAATGATGTTCAACAAGCACAGGTCGTGCTTGCTGCTCAAGACATGGTAGACAAAGTTCAGAAAATGATTGAAGAATTTTCTGAAATGCAATACAAAGAACTGCCAGCTCTAGTGGACAGTATTCGTAATCAAGTTGGCACAGCCGAAGCGGATGCTTTCAACAATTCTGCTACTGCTGCGCTAGAAGGACTGATTGCAAATTTACAAAACAGTAAATCGCAATTGGATCAAGCCAAGTCAATTCTAACTGGACAAGCACCAGAAGGTCCACCTCAAGCGTTGCCTGGCGAAATGCCTCCAGCACCAGAAATGACAGCCGCCCCAGAGATGCCTCCAGTGGAAGAACCAGCAGCAGGTGACGAAGCAGGTGAAGTTGATCTGGGCAGAGCAAAACGCTGATTAGGAGCAGCGGTGCTCATTAAAGAAGTTCAAGAAATTGAAGTCAATTTGCCAAAGATAATTGCTTTGGCAAATTTTCTCATTGGTCGCGCTGAAGATACCGGCGCACAAAAACGTATTGGTGCCAAAGCTTTCTTGGAACTTTGTCAACACATGGGCATTGGTATAACTCAAGACACATTAGTAAATCTTGCACAGCAAGGCAAACTAAGTCAAGTCATAGCCAATGTCACTCCCAAAGAAGTTATTTTCAAAGGTGCTGATGACACTGCCGGCGAAACTCAACCCAGTCCAGAACAAAATCAAGCCATAGTAGCACAAATGGCCAAACGTGCTATGAAATAAAAATCAGGTTGACGCTTGATGGTTGCTGTTGTATAATCTAGGTAAGGAAAAAGGAGATAGATATGGCTTATTCAGGTCAAGTCTTAGATCATTATGAGAATCCAAGAAATGTTGGAAAGCTTGATAAAGACGATCCCTCAGTAGGCACCGGACTTGTGGGTGCTCCGGCCTGCGGAGATGTACTACAGTTACAAATCAAAGTTGAAGATGACATTATCACAGATGCCAAATTTAAGACATATGGTTGCGGTTCGGCGATCGCAAGTTCGTCGCTGGTCACTACTTGGCTTAAAGGAAAGAGTCTTGATGAGGCGAATTCAATTAAGAACTCGGACATTGCGGAAGAACTCGCGTTACCTCCGGTTAAAATCCATTGTAGTATTTTAGCTGAAGATGCAATCAAAGCGGCCTTGGCTGACTACTGGGCAAAACATGCCAATTAATGCAAACACGCTGAGTATTGATCTGTTTCACAAAGCTGAAGTATACGCTGGCAAAGGAGACAAGTTACGCAAGAAACATTTGTGCAGTGCTTATGATCAAAGCACAGTCAACGGATTAACATTAGAGTTTGGCGTATTTCAGGGCTTTACTTTGAATGCATTGGCAAGATACATTGCTCCTGAGAAAATTTATGGATTCGACAGTTTTCAAGGTTTACCAGAAGATTGGAACTTAACTGACAGCAGCGGCCTAAGCAAAGGTTTTTTTCAGCTAGATAATTTGCCTGCAACAGCATCTAATGCGGAACTAGTGGTTGGTTGGTTTGAACAAACGCTGCCGGATTTTTTAAATCAACACTCTGAGCCCGTGCGCTGTTTGCATATTGATGCAGATCTTTATTCAAGTACCATTTATGTTTTACGAACTTTAAATGATAAAATAGTCCCAGGCACTGTGATAGTTTTTGATGAATTATATAACTGGGACAATCCTGCTGAGTACACCAATTGGCACCAGGGTGAATTTCAAGCTTTAAAAGATTGGATGCAAGAATTCAATCGCACCATTGATATTCTATGGCGTACAGATTGTTTTCATGCTTCGGTTGTTGTGCGTAGTTGAGCCAGCTTCAAAAAGCAAAGTAACTGTATCCACGCATAACCTATATCAAATTCCCACCATTTCATAGATAGCCTTGGGTTACCAGGCGATAGATGATGATTATTATGAAGCTCTTCGCCACCAATCCAAATACCAAGAGGAAAAATATTTCTGGAACTATCCCTAGTTTCTCCATTTCTATACCCCCACCAGTGTGCTAACCCATTTATAACGCCTGCTGCCCAGAACGGAATCCATAACATTTGTATGCCCCATATTATGGCGCCCATCCAGCCAAAGAGTGCGATGTTGAACAAAAAGAGAATGCCAATGCCAAGTCGGCTGTGAGGCGTGTATAGGCGGCGCTCGATCCAATCATCAGGAGTGCCAACACCGTAAATACGCACCATTTCTGTATCTTTACTGGCAGCATGGTATAGTAGGGCTCCTCCAAATAACACACGCCACAGTCCCACTTGCTTTGGGCTGTGTGGATCGTCCGGCTGTTCACAGAATCTATGATGTTTTCTGTGTATTGCTACCCACTGTTGAGTGATCATTCCTGTGGTTAACCACAACCAAAAACGCATAAAGTGGCTTATTACTGGATTAAACTCCACCCCACGATGTGCCTGACTACGATGTAAATATAGAGTCACGCACAAAATGGTTAAGTGTGTGCAGAGCAGCAAATAAATTAAAATTGACATAAAATATTTATTGACTGCAAGCTATCTTTATAATATAATACAACATGATTAATCTTACCGAAACAGCAGCCAAAAGAGTATTAAAAAAACTACAACAACGTGGTCGAGGCGCGGGAATAATGATTGGGGTGCGTACCACAGGATGTTCTGGGCTGGCCTATAAACTTGAATACGTTGACGCTCCTCCGGCCACAACAGATTGGCTCAAATACGAAAGCAATGGAGTCACAGTTTGGGTAAATGGCAAAGATCATCCTTATGTTAATGGATTGACCATGGACTATCGCCGCCAAGGACTAAATGAAGGATTTGAATTTGTTAATCCCAATGAGCGAGATCGCTGCGGCTGCGGAGAAAGTTTTAGGGTATAAATGATAGTACAAAAATACAATTATGCTCCGTTGAGCAGAACCACTGTGGATGGCAAACGACATTATTGTTTGCCTGATGGTCGCAACGTTCCCAGTGTCACAACTATTTTAGATCGCACCAAGCCTGAACAAGCCCGGCAAGCCTTGCAACAGTGGCGCGATCGTGTTGGGCATGAACGAGCACAACAGATCACCACAGAAGCTGCCAATCGTGGCACCAGGATGCACACCTATCTTGAACGCTACATCAAGACCAATGACATAGGTGATTTCCCCTCCAATCCATTTGCTCAGCCTAGTTGGTTCATGGCAGCCGAAGTCATATTAAAAGGACTGGACCATGTAGACGAGGTCTGGGGAGTGGAAGTGCCTGTGTATTATTCTGGGCTGTATGCAGGCACCACTGACTGTGTGGGCATGTGGAAAGGTCGCCCTGCTATCATGGATTTCAAGCAGACCAACAAACCCAAAAAGCGAGAATGGATTGGCGACTATTTTTTACAACTTGCTGCCTATGCTGCTGCTCACGATGAAACGCATGGAACGCAAATCAATGACGGGGTGATTTTAATGGCTTGTCAGCCCGCTGAACTGCCCAACGGTGACGGGTATGCTACCCCGGAATATCTTGAATTTGAAGTGTCAGGTGATGAATTTGAATATTGGAGCAGTGAATGGCGCAAGCGTGTTGAGCTCTACTACTTGATCAGCTAAATACCTAATAGCAAAGGATCAGACACGTGGCAATTGTACAAATTTCAAGAATTCAACAGCGCAAAGGACTGCAAACTGATTTGCCCCAACTCGCAGGCGGCGAACTTGGTTGGAGCGTGGATACTAGACAGCTCTATATTGGCAATGGCACTCTTCAAGAAGGCGCACCAGTAGTTGGCAACACTCAGATCCTCACTGAATTCACAAATATTTTAGAAATTTCATCTGGTTATACCTATCAAGGTGCCGCAGCTGGATACACAGTACAAACCGGTTCCACACCTGGCAGTCCTGTTGTACAAAGTTTGCAGTCAAGACTGGACAACTTTGCTATTGTTACAGAATTTGGCGCAGTGGGTGATGGGGTGACTGACAATACCGAGGCAATCAATCGTGCATTGTTTCAATTGTTTTGTAGACAGACCAACGTTCAAGTACGTAGAGGTTTGTTTTTCCCAGCCGGTGTATATTTGATTTCTGAAACTATTTTGATCCCGCCGTTTTGTACATTGTACGGCGAAGGTCCACAAAGCTCTATTATCAAACTTGACATCGCCAGTGACATCAGTACATTGAATAGTTTTGTGGCTAGAACCGCGGACAGTTTACAGCAATATGGTGTAAACATTGGCAACAACGGAGCTTTTGTACCACAGCAAATCACAATTGAAAACATGGGTTTCGCCAGCTTTCAAGAAACAGATATATTTTTAGTTGATCAGGCCGATAACGTAAGTTTTAATAATGTTAGTTTCACTGGACCACTGAGTAGCACAGCTATCAGTAATCCCAGTACCGCAGGCGACCTCGCTGGTGTGAGATTCAACAGCACAGCCAGTTTTATTTCATCTGATATCACATTCAATGAATGCCAATTTACCAATGCCACATACGGTATAAACACCGATGAAGTTGTAAACAGTTTTAGAGTAACCAACAGCACGTTTGATACATTGTTACAAGGTGTGGTATTGACCAACAACCCTTATGGTTGTTCAATACTTCAGAGTACCTTTAACAATATCTATAATGAAGGTGTGGCATTTTATGGAACCTGTGCCAATAACATGACCGGGTACAATACCTTCTACGACGTTGGCAATCACTTTGGTGGGGTATCAGGTACACCATTTACTTCTGTGATAGTGTTCACCAGCGGCAACAACGTAAGCCTGGCAGACATGTTCAAAAGAAGCGATGGCGCATCGCAGACCTATCCGCGTATCAATATCAACAACCAGGCCAGTATTGCCATTGACAATGGCAGTAGGCTGTTGCTGGGCACACAAACTCTTAATGCAGGAGTAAGTGCGATAGTAAACAACAATGCCAGCGCAGTTACACTGTTTACTTTACAGACCACTGTGGCAAGAGCCTTTGATGTGAATTATTCTGTGCTACGAGGAATTCATTTACGTAAAGGCACGTTGACTGTGGCAGCAGACATCAGTGGTGGTACCAGTGTACAATATTCAGATGATTTTGTTGAACAAGGTACCACTGGATTCACTTTCACAGTTACTGAAACCGCTGGTGTTGTCACAATTGCATACAACACAACCAACACCGGTACTGCCGGCACAATTCGTTATAATCTAGAATATTTTAATTGATGTGGCCAAAAACTTTCCAGGACAGGTTACGGTCCTGGGTAGATCTACGTGCAGTTGTCAGCCAAGAGACACTGCCTGTTGCACTTGAAAAAATCAATCAGTTTTGGTTAGCCGCACCGTGGCAACCTTACTATTTGCATTGGGATGATTTTGAAACTTGGCCCGATGCATGGCAATTACTGGATGACAACATCTTTTGTGATGTTGCACGAGGGCTAGGTATGTGTTATACTTTGTCTATGATTGCCCACTGTGACATCACAGATTTTGAGTACATAGATACCCAAAACGCTAATTTAGTCCTGGTCAACTCGGGAAAATATATATTGAATTGTTCTACAGGTAACATTGTAAATAACAACCTCGAATATGGAAAAGTCCGTCATCGTTTATTACAAAACGATATACAACAAAAAATAAAGTAAAATATGGCAATAATAACAGTGGTCAAGCGTGACGGAACCAACGTTCCGTTAGATATTACAAAATGGCAAGCACAGGTAGCAAAAGTTTGTGCTGGCATTGCTGACGTAAGTCAAAGCATGATTGAAATCAAAGCTCAATTGCACTTCTATGATGGTATTCATACCCAAGAAATCGATGCAGTGACTCTACGTGCAATCGTTGATTTGATTGACGTTGAAAGCAACCCAGACATTGGACATACAAACTATCAGTATGTGGCTGGCAAACTTAGATTGAGCATGTTGCGTAAAGATGTTTATGGCGAATACGCTCCTCCGCATCTATACGAGATTGTGAAACGCAACATAGCAGTGGGGTTGTACACTCCAGAACTACTGCAATGGTACAGCGAAGATGACTGGAATCGCATGAATGACATGATTGATCATTCCAAGGATGAACAGTACAGCTACGCCGCTATTGAACAACTGATTGAAAAATATCTTGTTAAAAATCGAGCCACAAAGGAAATTTATGAAACTCCCCAAGTTCGGTACATGGTGGCTGCGGCTACTGTGTTCCACAGAGAAGAACCTAATACAGCTAGAATGCGCTATATCAAAGAATACTATACGGCGGCTTCGGATGGTCTTTTTACTCTGGCTACCCCAGTGCTTGCTGGTCTTGGGACTCCTACTAAACAATTCAGCAGTTGTGTGCTCATCCGTTCTGACGATGATTTGGATAGCATTTTCGCTTCCGGCGAAATGATGGCCAAGTATGCCAGCAAACGTGCAGGCATTGGTTTAGAGATTGGCCGACTGCGCCCACTAGGCAGTCCTATCCGAGGTGGTGAAATCATGCACACTGGCATGATCCCATTCTTAAAGAAATGGTTTGGTGATTTAAGAAGTTGTTCACAAGGAGGTATACGCAATGCTAGTGCTACGATTTTCTATCCCATATGGCACTATCAGTTTGATGATCTCATTGTTCTCAAAAACAATCAAGGTACCGAGGAGACTAGAGTACGGCACATGGATTACGGAGTTGTGCTGTCAGCTTTCTTTTGGCGGAGATTCAAAAACAAAGAAAATATTACCTTCTTTGACCCTAACAGTGTGCCCGACCTATATGAGGCATTCTATAGAGACACTGAGCTTTTTGAAGAGCTTTATGTCAAATATGAAGCTAGGACTGACATCAGGAAGAAAACTATATCTGCTGAAGAAGTCTTCAAATCAGGTATACTTAAGGAGCGAACAGATACTGGTCGTATCTATCTAGTGTTCATTGACAATGTGATGAATCAAGGACCGTTTGATCCTGAGTACCACACCATTTATCAAAGTAATCTTTGCTGTGAAATACTGTTACCTACAAAACCTTTTAAACGACTTGACGATGCTGAAGGAAGAATCGCCCTTTGCACTCTTGGTAGTATCAACTGGGGTGCGTTCCGTAATCCTGAGGACATGCGTCGTGCTTGCCGCATTCTTCAAAGATCACTGTGTAACATTCTTGACTATCAAGACTTCCTCTCGATTCAGAGCAAACTATCAAATGAAGAAATCCAGCCGCTGGGCATTGGCGTTACTAACCTTGCTTATTGGCATGCCAAGCGTGGTTTAAAATACGGAGACGACGATGCATTGTCAGAAGTAAAAACTTGGATAGAGCACCAGGCCTATTATCTCACCGAAGCCACTGTTGAACTTGCCAAAGAACGTGGTCGCTGTGTGGACAGTGATCGCACTTGGTATGGAAAAGGCGTGTTTCCCTGGGAGCGTCGAGCTGCAGGAGTCAATGAACTCACTGACTTCTCACCAGAACTAAACTGGGAGTCTCTGCGTGAACAAATGCTACAGCATGGTGTACGCAATGCCACGCTAATGGCCATTGCTCCAGTTGAATCAAGTTCAGTGGTTATTAACTCAACCAATGGCATTGAAATGCCCATGAGTTTGATCAGTGTCAAAGAAAGCAAAGCAGGGTCGTTTACACAGGTAGTACCAGATTATCATAGACTAAAAAACCGTTATCAATTGATGTGGGATCAAACCGATTGCGTGGGATACATAAAGACTGCGGCAGTATTATCTGCTTATGTAGACCAAAGCATCAGTACCAATACATTCTACAATCCGGCACACTTTGCAGATCGCAAGGTTCCTACAACTTTGATAGCAAAAAATTTAATGATGGCACATTACTGGGGCGTCAAGACTTTTTATTACAGTTTGATCAATAAAACCGGAGTCAAAGTCAAAGACGAAATCGTTGAGCTTGCAGCCTCTGAAGAAATTTTAGACGAAGAAGATTGCGAAGCTTGTAAACTTTAAGGAAAATTTATGTCAAAAAGGAATTACACACTGGACACAGTAAAACGGCTTCGCGGGTCACTGCAAGTAGAACATACCCTGGCCAAACGTGGTGCAGAAAAACTAAGATATCTATTGGCCAAAGAGCCATACATCAACACACTGGGCGCCTATAACGGACAAATGGCTGTGCAACATGCCAAGGCCGGATTGAAAGCCATTTACCTGTCAGGTTGGCAAGTAGCAGCAGCCAACAACACAGCAAATACCACTTACCCTGATCAAAGTTTATATCCGGTAGACAGTGTGCCTAGAGTGGTAAAAGGTATCAACAATGCTTTTCGTCGTGCAGATCAAATTGATTTTGCTGAAGGTAAAACTGATGTAGATTATTTCTTGCCTATTGTGGCTGATGCGGAAGCAGGTTTTGGCGGTGCTTTAAATGCATACGAGCTTATGACTCACATGATCGAAGCCGGTGCAGCTGGTGTGCATTTTGAAGATCAATTGGCCAGTGAAAAAAAGTGCGGACATCTAGGCGGTAAAGTATTGGTACCAACCAGCCAAATGATTCGCACACTCAATGCGGCCAGACTGGCAGCAGACGTAGCTGGTGTTGATACTGTGATCATGGCCCGCACAGATGCCGAAGCAGCCACCTTGATTACCAGCGACCATGATCCTCTGGACAAGGACTATATAATTGATGAACGAACTGAAGAAGGCTTCTTCAAATTTAAAAATGGCATTGAAGCATGCATCGCCAGAGGATTGGCCTATGCGCCGTACGCTGATCTACTCTGGTTCGAAACCAGCACCCCTGATGTCGCGCAGGCAAAAAAGTTTGCGGATGCGATTCACGCCAAATATCCTGACCAGATGTTGGCGTACAATTGTTCGCCGAGTTTTAATTGGAAAAAATTCTTAAGTGATGCTGAATGTTTGAATTTCCAGAAAGAACTTAGCAAACTAGGTTACAAGTTTCAATTTATTACTCTTGCAGGATTTCATTGTGTTAACTTGGCCACATTCAATCTTGCAGAACAATATAAAAATCAAGGCATGGCGGCCTATGCAGATTTTCAAGAAACAGAATTTGCTGCACAAAGCCGTGGTTTCACAACAGTAAAACATCAACGCGAAGTTGGTGTAGGATATTTTGATTTGATCAGTGAAGCGGTGGGAGCCACCAGCACTGTGGCCAATCGAACATCCACAGAAGCAAGTCAATTTCACTAATAATAATGAGCAAAGCACAATATGATTTAAAACATCGTACTGACTATCTTCAACGCAAAATGTTTCTAGACCCACAGGGTCCGGTCACAGTGCAACGTTTTGAAGAAGTCAAGTACAACAAAATAGCAAAGTTTGAACAAGAAGCACGTGGATTCTTTTGGGTGCCAGAAGAAATCTCTTTGAGCAAGGACGCACAGGATTTCAAAGAATCCAGTGACACTGTGCGTCATATCTTCACCAGTAACCTGCTGCGACAAACCGCCTTGGATAGTCTACAGGGCCGAGGTCCTAGTCAAGTCTTTGCTCCGGTGATATCACTACCAGAACTAGAAGCCTTGGTATACAACTGGACGTTCTTTGAGACCAACATTCATAGTCGTAGCTATAGTCACATCATTCGTAACATCTACAACGTGCCCAAGGATGTGTTCAACACTATCCATGACACAGAAGCAATCGTAGATATGGCAAGCAGTGTTGGCAAATATTATGATGATCTACATCAGATTAACTGTGCAAAAGAATCAGGACAGTCGGTCACAGAAGAAGAACATATCCGAGCAATTTATCTAGCACTTCACGCTAGTTATGCACTGGAGGCATTCCGCTTCATGGTAAGCTTTGCCACAAGCTTGGCCATGGTAGAAAACAAAATCTTTATTGGCAACGGTAATATCATCAGTTTGATTTTGCAAGACGAAATACTGCATCGCGATTGGACTGCATGGATGATCAATCAAGTGGTAAAAGAAGATTCACGGTTTGCCGCAATCAAAACAAAATGCGAAGCAGAAGTGTATCAACTGTACATGGACGTAATCAAAGAAGAAAAAGACTGGGCTGATTATTTGTTCAAACACGGTCCTGTGATTGGACTAAATGCACAGATTCTCAAAGACTTTGTGGATTTCACTGCCTACAACGCACTCAAAGAAATTGGCATCAAATACCATCATGCACATCCAAAATCAACACCAATTCCCTGGTTTAACAAACACGTTGACACACATAAAAAACAAACTGCTCTGCAGGAAAATGAGTCAACAAACTACGTGATTGGAGTCATGAGCGATGCGATTGTTTACGAAGAATTACCAAATTTATAAAAACAAGGAGAAAAATAAAAATGAAGGCAATTGTATGGAGTAAGTATCACTGCCCATTTTGCGATCAGGCAAAAGCTTTACTAGAACAACGTGGTATACCTTACGAGGAACGCAAAATTGGGGATGGCTATACTCGTGAGGATTTGTTAGAAGCCATTCCCACAGCAAGAACAGTGCCGCAAATTTATTTGGGAGACCAATACATAGGCGGTTTCACTGAACTAAGAAAACATCTTACAGAACAGGCGGCTTAATGAAATTCGAAACAACAGAAGTTTATAGTTTGAAAATTGCCAATGGTGATGAACTAATTGCCAAGGTCATTGAAGTTAATGATACCAGTATCAAAGTGGCGGCGCCACTAACAGTGGTGCCATCAAGAGATGGTATACAACTTGTTCCAAGTTTGTTTACCACAGAGTTGAACTCAGATGTAACTATAAATATCAACAACATTGTAATGATAGCACCAGTAAGAGATCAGGTTAGAGATAGCTATACTGAAGCAACCACTGGTATCAAACCAGTGCGTAGTCAAATTTTAACAGGGTAATCAATGCCACGTGTTGCACGTATTGGAGATAAAATCAGCACAGGTCATGCTTGCAGTCCTACCAGCAGTTTAATTGGTGGATCAGGTGATGTTTATACCAATGGTCGTCGCACTGAACGTCGGGGCGACGGCGTGGCCATGCACACTATCAAAAGAGGCAAAAAGTGTGTGCCGCATCCAGGACAAAAAGTCAACAGAGGATCAGGCAGTGTGTTTGTAAATGGTAGACCCATAGCCAGAGTTGGAGACAGTGCCGACCAAGGCAGAGTCACCAGTGGCTCAGGGGATGTACACGCAGGATGACACCAATTCAATTAAATGCCCTTTCGGGTTTGTTGAACAACCAAGGTCTACAGGCCAATGCCAACATGACCACGGCTATCAGTTCCTACGAAACTTCTCCATTAATAGCCAATCTAATCACTGCCATGACCATTGGAGCGGAAGTAGTTCCCCCACCTTCGGGTATAGGTCCTGCAAACACCAAACTAAATGGAAACACCTTGGGCAACCTAAAAACCATGGGGTTCAATGTGTGTGCTGCTCTCGCAGACAGTTTTCCAGCCAATGCACGTGGTTATGTGGTAGTAGCAAACACACCACCCGGGGTAACAGGGCAAATTAAAATCAATGCATCTACACTTTTGCCCAATGACTATTCAAGATTTGTTCAGGCATTTTCAGCAGCCACAGGTTTTGTGACCACAAACAATCAGGTCATTTTAATCAACAGAAACAGTCAAACCTATCTTGGACCAGTTTGGTCCAACATGAGCAATTTGACCACAGGTGGCATCAGTTCGATGAACACAAATCTTCAAACATTTGCCGCAGATCTTATAGCTCTAGGTCAACTTTGGAATTTCGCTTATCTAAACACATTTGGCAGTCCCGCTGAGATTTTAAGACAAATGCAAAACATAGGTGGATTGACGCCTGCGTTGATCACTGCCTTGAACACAGAGAATGTTCCTGAATCTGAAACTGCTAATCTGTTGGTCGCTGAATATCAAATGAGTGACAATCTTCAAGCGGCAGTTTACAAAGCCATGAAAAAAGTCACAGGCAATGATTTAGCGCAGGTATTAGGCATTTTAGGCATAACCACACCTAACCTAAAAACCATGGCGGATCTTCTTGATCCAGTGTTGTTGTTTCCGCGTAGCTACAAGACTCTAACAGTTTTAAATGGCAACAATACACAACAAATATATCCTGACAGCGGCAGCGGTGCTGCTATAAATTCTTTACTCACAGTAGAATTACCTCCTTCTTTGATCAAGAGCACAAGTCCGGGAATGCCGTATGAACGATTGCTTACAATTATACCCAGCAATCAAGCTCTTGCTTTCAAAGCACTACAGCAAGGTTTTTTACAAATCAAAAACATAGCCGAAGTTACGTTGCCTGCGTTTGCATCGTCAACTGCCATACTTGAAACTCCGTCAGCATATCCACTTATCAACAATCTAAAAGAAGCCGTGCCACGCGGTGCATTTAACACTATTCAATCAAGATTGCCGTTGGGTACCGGACCATTTCAAACCTTGGTCATAGGCGACGTCATGGGCAGTTTGTCTGGATATAACATCACAGATCAACTCACCAATGTCACACAAACCATAGCAACTATAAACACAGCGACTTTAAGATCTATCTACAGTGTCATGGCCAATGTTGTGCTTGGCAAATATTCAGGCGGCAACGCCAACGCTAATGTTGAACCAGGTCCTGTGAATATTCCAATAGGACAACCAGGAGCAGGCAATTATACATCTTGGGACGCAGCTTTTGCGAACTTGTGTAATTTGGCCAACTCTAATATTAGATCTATCGCAAGCAGCAATCCAGCTCAAGCCTCAAGTCTAAATCAAAATTGGATAACCATTGCCAACACTGTATACGACAACAAAAACAATCTAGCCTTGGCAGACATTGATTACGAAAACATCACTGGTAATCAGTTCCAGGCATTATATAGTTTTGTTGACAGTTTACACGACATTGGTGCAGACGTAAGTCCCAATGGTATTCAAAGTTTTGTGGTCAGCATATCAGCCAAAGGTACCTACGGAGGACAAGCGGTGTTAGCATGTTTGCAAGAGGGCAGAAACCTATTGACCTTGAGCAACACCGGTGTAAGCACAGATACTGAAATTCCCGATACTTATTAAAATAACAACAAGGATTTGACACAAAATTCAACATTTGTTACAATAATACTCAACTAATATTTTTGGGTAGGAATATGGTAACTTTTTCCAGTGTTGATGACCGTGTTAACGGAGTTGCAGTGGCAGCGGATTGGATTACCGACCTCGAGAGTTCTGATAGTCGTTTACACAAAGAACGTGTAATAGAAAAAGCTCTTATGGCCAGTAGATTGGGATCATCCAGTGCTCAGGCTTTTTTGTTCAATGCTTACTTGGCATACAATCCCTACTTTACCTACCATATCAAACAAGTTCCTGAAGTCAACGGACAAACCGGACGTTCTAATCCTTGGACTAAGTTTTGGGCATTGTGCGAAGCTCTGCGTACAAGAAGTATCACAGGCCATGAAGCTCGTGACATGGTTAAAGACATTGCAGCACAGTTTGATGATGATGAATGGAACAATCTTGCACGGCGTGTGTTGATAAAAGATCTGCGTTGCGGTATCAGTGAAAAAACGCTGAACAAAATTCTTGGCAAAACAGAATGGGCCATTCCTGTGTTCACATGCCAATTAGCACAAGACAGCACCGATCAAGCCAGTAAGATGCGTGGAAAAAAACGAATTGAAGTCAAACTAGACGGCGTTCGTGTGCTGGCTGTGGTTAACAGTAACAAAGTGGTGTTGTTTAGTCGCAATGGCAAGGAATTTTTAAACTTTCCTGATATTGTTGAAACTATTCAGCAACATTGGCTGACTTTTGCCAATTTGGTAAAGAGCAAGTCTTTTGTATTGGACGGTGAAATAGTTGGTGAAAGTTTTCAAAATCTCATGAAGCAGGCACATCGCAAGAGCGATGCTAAAACCACAGATATGGTGTACCATGTATTTGATATCATGCCGTTGGAAGATTTTCAACGAGGATTTTATAACGCTCAACAATACAAAAGATTGGACATTCTAGACAATGCTAAAACTAAATTGCCGCCTGATCTTGCAGTGCGAATCATGGCTGGGTTGTTGGTGGATCTTGACACCAGCGAGGGGCATGACATCATGCATAGATTTGCCCAAGATGCTGTGACAGCAGGCTTTGAAGGTATCATGATCAAAGACATGAATGCCCCATATGAATGTAAACGCAGTAGCTTTTGGTTAAAATGGAAGCCAACTATATCGGTGGATCTTCAGATTGTTGGTTTTGAGCAAGGCACTGGTCGCAACAAAACCAGGTTAGGTGCTATAATTTGTGAAGGAGATGACAATGGACGCAGCATTAGAGTCAATGTTGGCAGCGGGTTTACTGATAATGATCGCAATGAGTTTTGGGCTGTTCGAGATACTCTTATTGGTCACTTGGTTGAAATACAAGCTGACGCAGTCACACAAAACCAAGACGGAACATACAGTCTCCGGTTCCCTAGATTCTTAAGATTTCGGGACTTTGAGATTGGAGAAAAAATTTGATGAATCAAAAAGGTAGACTATTCACATTTGGCTGTAGCAGAACTGCATACAGGTGGCCTACCTGGGCAGATATTATTGGATGTCAATGGGAATATTTTGAAAACTGGGGCAAGAACGGTGCTGGCAACACCTATATTTTTGACTCAGTAATCGAATGTGATGCACAAAATCAGCTCACAGAAAATGATACGGTTATGATCATGTGGACCGGAATAGCGCGAATAGACTCTTACCAGATCAATGAGTGGAGTCATACCATTAACATCTTTGCTAGGGATGATTCAACCAAGCCTTATAGTTGTCCAGATGGATATGAAATCCTAAGTTATCCTTTGTTTGTGGCACTAGAACAGTATTTGAAGTCTAAAAATATCAATTACATTTTTATGTCGCATGTTCCTTACGACACAGAATCAAATGCCGGGCGGTTATACCAAAACACAATTCAAAAAATAAAATTGATCAAGTATGATCTTGCAGCAGCAAAGATCAAATTGTTGGCAAACGTTGAACAAGTTGAATCTTTATACAAACGTCTAGCTGGACCAGATTGGCCCGGGCTAGACAGCATACTAGAAAATTGCTATACTACAGTGAGTACAGAGATTGACCAAGAAGTTCAAGATTTTATTCAATTAATCAAGGATGATCCTTATTTCTCGTTAAAGTCTAGAGACATCGTGGATACTCACCCACTGCCTTTGGGACATTTAAAGGCAGTGAAGCAAATTGTTCCAGACCTAGAGCTGTCAGATTCCACACTACAGTGGGTGTCTAACATTAATGAAAAGATTCTTAAGGGAAAATATTATCATTATGATAAGCATTATCCAACCAGTAGACTATAACCATGCCTAAAGTCTGTAAAGATGAAATTGTAAAATGGAATATTGAGATAGGAGAAAAATATGAATGATCGCGTTGGACCTATTACAATAGATTTTGAAACCGCAGATAAAATTACCTATCTGAATTTAAAAAACTATAGAGATACATTACAACACCAGCTAGACACATGGAAAGCAAATCCGCGAACAGATACCAATGAAAGTGGTGTTTGGATGCACCCAGATGATGTAGTAGAAAGCACCAAGGCAATTGACGCCATTAACATTCTTTTTAACCATTTTAATTCTTATGAACACACACTTTGAACTTAACATATCTGCAATGATTGAATCAGACGCTGCCTTAGACATTATCAAAACTGTGGCAGAAAATCAAACTGGACGAAAAGTTTCAGAAATCAAACCACTGGTAGTAGAGGGCAAGTTTAATGGATTTGATGTATCTTTTGAGCAGGAATTGGTATCTCAACCTTTGAACACTAAAAAAGGCTTTATTCTCACACGTTTTACCTAATTGTAAGAGGTCATATGAATCATCAGTTTGTAGTGATGTGGGACAGTTTTGGCTTGGAAACAGTGTTTGATATTACCAAGGCAGATAAAGATGCCACATGGGATACATTGAAAACTGGCTATGCAAAAATTAAATGTCCAAACATACTGCATCTACAACTAAGAGCTCAGTTCAATCCACAGCGTCATTACGAAATATACATGTTTGAAGCCGTTGAAGGCATTGATGTTGACGACATTAGACAGATGTTTGAAAACAACCCCCAGGCAGCGGCAGAAACTATTCGTAATATTGGTCACTGTTTTTATAGTGACAGAAGCACAAAAAAAGCTGTGATAACTTAGCATTGATTTTGCATAATTAATACTTTAAGGACCAAGATTTGAAAAGCCAAAATCAAAGTTATCTGCTGAGTTACCTTATGCTATTGGTAGCTGTGTCGCTGAGTGCGATTGCTGCCTTTTATAGTATCATGGGCCTGGCTGCAATTTTTGCTGCCGCCGTTATACCTATTGTTATAATGGGCAGTATTTTGGAAGTGGCCAAGGTAACTGTCACTGTTTGGTTGCATGAATACTGGCAGGATGCAAAACTGCTGATGCGTGGCTATCTTACCTTGGCAGTGGTTGTGCTTATGATGTTGACCAGCATGGGCATCTTTGGTTTCCTAAGCAAGGCCCACAGTGATCAAAGCTTGGTGACTGGAGACAGTCAAGCAAAGTTAGCGATATATGATGAAAAGATCAAAACCTCTCGAGATAACATCGAAACCAACCGCCGCGCTCTCAAACAAATGGATGAGGCAGTGGACCAGGTTATGGGTCGCAGTTCGGATGAAAAGGGTGCCGATAAAGCCGTGGCTATCCGTAGGGCTCAGCAAAAAGAGCGTGTTCGTCTCCTTGCAGAAATCGCCGCCGAACAGAAAACAATTGCGAAGCTTAATGAAGAAGCGGCACCAATTAGAGCAGAGAACAGAAAGATTGAAGCTGAAGTAGGACCAATCAAATATATCGCCGCATTGATTTATGGCGACAATCCTGATGCCAGTTTGTTAGAACGTGCAGTGCGTTGGGTAATCATAATGATTGTGATTGTGTTTGATCCTTTAGCAATCATGATGTTATTGGCGGCTACTGAAAGCATGAGCTGGATAAAACGGCAAAGATCAGAAGACAAAGAACAACCTATTGTTGTTGTACCTGATGCAGTACCACCTGTGCCCGAAATCCCAGAAGCAGAA